TTATGATGAGCGGTTTGCTGGGTGGTATGGGGTGCCGTTTAGGGTGGAGGTATATGCTCATACGAGTAGTCCGATAATGGCGTTAAATTATCAGGAGATATTAGCGGGGTTGGTGGATAGTGGGTTAGTGCCGAGGGAGATACTGGTAGAGATGATGCCGATACCGATGAAGGCGAGGGTTAAGAAGGAGTTGAGGAAGCAGGAGGAGATGGCTAAGGTTATGGCGATGGTGGAGATGGGTAAGGTGGGGGAGAAGAAATGAGGGATTGGTTTGGTAGGGCTTGGGATTTTGTTGTTAAGAGTATAGGCGGGTTAGCAATAAACCAGAGGTGGGTTGATTATAAGCGGTGGACTGATTTTGGTGGGTCGTGGTTTCCTAAAGCGGATTATCAATTAGTTGGTCATGATGAGAGTTTTAGAAAGCCGTCATATAAGTTTTTCTGGTGGTGGTTGCGGTATGCTGTTTTTATTGTGGGGAAGATTATAGGGCGAGTTAAGGCGTTTGGGGCGGTTGGAATTAGAGGGGTTTATAGGTTAGGTGTTTTAGGAGTGGTTAAGGAGTTAGGTTCTTGTATGATAAGGGGAGTTTACAGGTTAAATGTTTTGGGGAGATGTAAGGTTCAAGGGGCGATTTCAAGTTGGGTTAGATATTGGCTTTATTTTTCAGGGTTGCTTAGGATTTTAGGGCAATGTTTAGCTGTTATAAGGATATCTCTTCAGGTTTTAGGTTTAGCTAAACTTTTAGGGATTTGTAATTTGATTATAAGAATTTTAGTGAGTGGGGCGGGCAATATAAGAGTTCAGGGGTCAGTTTTGAGTGGGATTAGGTGTTGGCTTTATTTTTCAGGGTTGCTTAAGGTTTTGGGGCGAGGTTTAGCTATTATAAGAATACCTCTTCAAGTTTTGGGGTTGGTTAAGTTTTTAGGGGTTTGCAATTTGATTATGAGAGTTTTTGTTGGTGGGTCAGGCAATATAAAAGTTCAGGGCAAGTCTTGTGTTACTCAGTATGTTTCTTGGCAACATTTTAAGACTTGGCAAGAGTGGGCTAACGCAACGGGTGGGAAGTGGTATTATATGTGTTCACAATAAAATGAAGGAGGTGTTAGCAAATGGCGACGATTGTGCAATCAGATTTTGTTAATAACATTTTCAATTCAATTTCGGCTATTGGTCTTTTTTATAATGGGTCGGAGATAGGAGCAGGAACTAATTATTCAAGAATATCGATAACTCCTGCAGACCATTTGCAAGTGACGAGTGATGCGAACAATTATTATATTAGCAACAAGGTGCAATTTAGTTTTGTTCAGGCGACCTCTGATTGGGGGGAATTTAATCAGATAGGGATTTTTGCTGGAACTACTCCAGTTTTATGGTTTTTGATTGATGTTCCTTTAAGGACTGTGAGGGCGAATGACCAAGTTTTTATAGAGGTTGGGAATTTGCAGATAACGATACCTAAGAGTATAAGTTAAGTGAGGTGATGTAGATGCCTTATACGAGGAGACCTTTCAATTATACAGGAACTTTACCTAATCAGGTAGAGAATGATTTAGGGTTGGCAGATGATAATTTTGATATTTTAGCTCAAGCTTTTGTGAACAATGACCCAGCGACTGGGATAGTGAAGAATGCAGACATGTTAGATGGTTTCCACGCAAGTCAAACTCCTGCTCCGAATGTGATAGTTCCGCTTAATGCAAGTGGGATTTTAGATTTGAGTGCGACTTATGTGAAAAGTAGTGTTTATACATTTCGCAGAGTTTATTTGACTAATGCGACGAGTGATTATATGTTGCAGGTGGGAGAGGAGGCTTATATAAGTTTTAGTAATGCAACGAGTGTGCCGTTAAGAATAGCGACTTCTTCTAACGCACTTTATTGGCTTTACTGTAGTCATAGTTGTTTGTTGCTTCCTAACAATACGACTTATTCAAATGCGTTTAAAGGTGTAGATTGGGGTTATAATTATGACGGAACAAATTTTTTTGCAGTAGGTAATGGGCTTACAGGTAGTGGATTTATGTTAGGGAATGTATCTATGAGTGGTTTTATAATATCTTATATAGATATTTCGGAATTTAAAACTATTACTCAACATGTTGCTGTTTATAGTATTGTACCATACAGCATAAGGCACATAGCATGTCATTGGATTTCCCCTGTTTCTTGGACTTCACTTGGAACTTTAAACTTTATAGAGCCAAGAACTGGTTATGTTTTAGTCAGGAGGTTAGCATAATGAAGGTATGGGCTTATATTCATCCAGAATTGAAAATACTTTGCTGTGCTTTGCTACCTGAAGCGGTTCCCGAAGGCGTTCAAGCAGTAGAACTTGAAGTAGCATCTCCTGACGATGTAGTTCTTGACAATGGACAAATTAGGTTAAAAACAGAAGCAGAAAAGCTTGCGGAAGAAAAGCAGAAAAAACTTGAGGAGCTAAAGCGGTATGTGGCTTCATTGCTTACACCGACTGATTACATTGTCACGAAGATAGCAGAAGCTCAGATACGAAATGACACGGAAGAAGTAGAAGCTCTCAAGCAAAAGTATTCAGTCCAACTTCAGCAAAGAGAAGCAATTAGAGTTTGGAATGAGCAAATGAAGCAGGCTATACGGAATGCGCAGAGTTTGGAAGAGTTGATGAGGATAGTGATTGAGTTTAAAAGCTAATGAGATTTGTAAGTGCATAGATTTTAAGGAGGTAAGAAGGTGCCTAAGAAGTTAGACCGTTGTATCAGGAAAGTAATGCGGAAGGGTTATACTAAGTCTCAAGCGTATGCGATATGTTCTAAGTCAACAGGATGGGTTCGTGGCAAAGGCGGGAAGTGGGTAAAGAGGAAGAAGAGGAAGAAGAAATGAATTCTGAGACAGTAGTTTATTTACTGATTGCGGGTTTTGTAGGCATTTTATTCAAGATAGTTTGGGATTGGTTGGTTAGTTTGAAAAAGAATAACGGAATACAAGAGATTTGTCGGCAGCGGTTTGAGATGCTTGATGATGAGATTTGCAGAGTGTATGAACGATTGGAAAAGATTGAAGAAAGGTTAGAAGCGACTTTGGAAAAAATCAACAGAAAAATAGATGAGAAGTTTGAACTATTGATTAAAATGTTGACGCATGAGCGGTCGTAGGAGGTAGTTTTATGGAAGGTTATTGGAAGCAGTTTGGTTGGCATTGGGTGATAATAGGTTTAGGTTTGGTGTTTTTTATGACTGGGTTGATTGGTTTATTTTACGAGCCGTTTCAGTTTGTGTTTAAGAAGGTTTTTCTTTTGTCTTTGTGGTATGTATTTGCTTATTTGACGAGGCTGACGAGGATAGGGCATATAGATTGGGATGATGAGTGGGCTAAGAGGTTGTATTATCTTGTTATATTAATAGGGTCGTCGTTAATAGTTGCACTTGCTTGATGAGACAGTTATTGCTCACATTGGTTTTTATATTAACACTTACAAGTCAATTTTCATACGCTGAGTGTAGGAAGTTAGTTCATCAAGTCAAGCAGGCATCAGAGTTTGTATTAGGTTTGGATTATCCTTATTGGTATAATGTGGGGCAGATTGAAGCTGAGACCAATTGCATATGGCGGACTTCTTTAGACGGGTGGGGTTCGATTGGATATGCTCAATTGACTGAAAGGTTTTTGCCTTGGTTGAGCGAGAAGTTTCCGAATTGGCGGATTAAGGGGCATATAGACCACTTCATGGCTCAAGCTTATTTGATTAAGCAGTTGATTGAGCAGGTGAAATGCAAGAAACTTTGGTGTGTGTATCAGTGTTATAATCGGTCGTGTTGGAAGGTGAATAGGGAGGCGGTGCAAGCAGATTGTATATGGGAGAGAGCGTTTGAGTTGTGTAATGGGCGGTATGTGGAGAATATTTGTGTTTGGAAGCAAGCTGGGAAGTGTTTGCAGTGGCGGACGAATTGTGATATAAATTACAACTATGGTTATAAAGTTTGGAAGAATGGAGTGAAGTATCGGAATGGGGTTATCGAGCGTGTCTATCGTTATTGGTAGGCGTTGGTTTTGGGTTTTAATTGTGATAGGTTTATTAGTTGTTGTTTTGTGGTTAGTTATGTATATGAAGAGGCAAGAAACTGTTTTTAGGCAGGCAATTAAACAGCAAGAACAGATGATTAAGCAAAAGGATGAGCAAATACAGCAGTTACAGGAGCAATTAGAAGCTTTGCAGAGAGAGCAGGTGTTAAGGGAAAAGAAGATAGTAGTTTTGAAAAAGCAAAGGATGCAGATACAGAAGCCCCAGAATGTTGAAGAGATAGTGCGAGAATTTAGAAGTTTAGGATATGAAGTGCAAATAAGGTAAAGGAGGTGAGAGGTATGGGGGAGGTGATTAGGTGTTTTCATTGTGGCAAAGAGAGGACTAAAAGTGCTGAGGGTAAATTTATAGATGGTAGTTGGGTTGATGATTGGCGTCTAAAAAATACTGAGGCGTGGGGCAAATGGGTATGTTCTGTGCATTGTTTTTGGAGAGTGGTTCATACATATGGTTGGGATTTTGATGACTGTTGTGGGAGTTGGTGTGATGCTTAGATGGCTTAAGTGGATGATAAGTGTTTTATTGGGAAGTTTATTGATAATAGGGAATGTTTATGCATATGAAGTGTGTTTTTCTGAGGAGCAGGCGAAGCAGATAATAGTAGAGCTGAAACAGAAGCGTGTATTAGAGCAGGAAGTTCAGGAGTATGAAGCGTTGATTGAGAATTTGAAGAAGCAAAATGAGATACTGAAGGAGCAAAATCGATTGTTGAAAGAGCAGATAGAGCTTTACAAAAATCAAAAGCAGTTATATGATACGGCGTTGAAGGAGTGTGAAAAGAGACAGAAGGTTGGTTTATTTGAGAAAGGCAAGTGGTTTATATATGGTGCTGTTAGTGGATTAATATTTTTGACGCTTTGGGTGAAATAGCTTGACAGGTGTAGAAGATGAAATTATATTGCAAGTAGGGGGGCACTGAGTATATGTTTGCTAATTTTAGTTTGCAAAAGTGAAAATATTAAAAGAAGACTATAACAAGGAGGGGCGGCTATGGCACGCAGGAAGAGAAGAAAAAAGAGAACTTCTCGTAAGAAGAAAAGATAATTGTTCATGAGCAATTATTTTTACATACTCAGTGCCCCTCTTTTTGTAGGAGGTGCCTATGGCAGAAAAAGAAGAAATTTTAAGAGCTTTAGGGTTAGACAAGCCTGTGCCACCCCCGACTGGGAGTGGACCTATATCGCCCGATGTTTTAAGGGCGGAATTAGGAGGTCCTGCACCAGCTGGGTTGGATGCGCTTAAGGAAGGAATGATGGCGTTTATGTATCTGTTAGCTCAGACTGTAGCTACTACTCCTCCTTATGATGAGCTAACAGAGGCAAGTTTGGATATTATGAAGCGGATAGGGAAGGTAATAGATGTGAATGAAGCTTTGATTAAGGCTCAGATTGTGATGGGTGGTTTAGGTGCGAGTGCACCTATGGCGGGTGCACCTATGGCAGGAGGTTCTACGCCGACGCCGCCGACACCACCTGTAGAAGGAGCTTCACCTGAGGGAGCTCCTGATTTAGAAGGCATTGAAGTTTAGAGGAGGTGATAACAATGGCTAAGAGAGCAAAAACTAAAGTTTTTACTCCAGAGAAGTATTCTGGAATTATTACCAGCAAGTCGGCTCCTCTATCTGGAGGGCAGATTGCTGGTAAAGATGAGCCTATTTATGAGAATTTTATTAAGCCTTCTCGTGGGAAGAAAGGCAGAAAGTAAAAGAGGGGGATAATTTATGGAAGAGAAGACTATTAATTTAGACCAATTAGGTATCCAAGCCTTACAGAAGCTTATTGAGGAAATTCAGTATGACGATGAGTTGAGAGAGAAGTTTAACCAAATACTAAAAGACACTGAGTATTATATTCCCCCGCCAAAAGAGAAAAAAGTAGAGGAAAAAGTTAAAAACGAGATAAAAAAGATTGAAGAGGAAAAAGAAGAGATAAAGACAAAGCTTCAAGCTCTTGAAAACGAGAAAAAGCTTCAGAAGGCTTATGAGATAATGGACAAATACAATATTCCTCGTGAGATGATTGCTGAGGTAGAAAAGTATGCGAGGGAAAATGGCATTCAGAAGTGGGAGACTGCTTGCAAGCTTTATGCTTTAGAGCAGAAGCAGTTGCAATCGTTGACTATTAATCAGCCTCCTCACAAGAAAAATAAAGACTTAATAAGCCGTTATGCAGGTGAGGAGGGGAAAACTAATTTGAAAGAAGATTTGCTACAAGTTTACAGAAGCATTGTAAACTTTTAACAAATTAGAAAAGGAGGTGTAAGGAGATGCCAATAACACCTTATGTAACTGACATAGGAGGCGGTTTTCGAGACACCGCCACTTTAACCAGATGGTTGAATGTAACTCGAAGAAACCTTTTGATGTATGCTTTAGCTCAAAACTTACCTAAAGTATCAGCGTTGTTTAAGCTTTTGATTGAGAAGCAAGACAGTCAGCCATTCCAGCATGATTTTGTGATTTTCCCTGTGTATGGCGGTCCTGATGCAACTAACCAAGCTAACATGCAACCTCGTTATATCGACTTCACTACAGGAACTTTCACCAAACAAGACTACTTTGTAGATGTTGAGTATGCGAGGTTTACACCTTCTGGGTTGTATCAGACATTTACTGTGAACTTCTTTGAAGGGCTAATTATGGAAAGTCCGAATAACATTATTGATACTGTGCAATTGAAGATTGAGGAAGCGATTAGACAGATGTTCCTTGCTTTGCAAACTGATTTGATGGGTTCAAGAGGGACTAACGACCAGAAGTTTTATGGGTTAAAAGACATCATTGACAATGGAGTTAACCAGCCAACTTTTGGTGGATTAGATAGAGCTACTCATCCTTGGTGGAACAGTCCAATTTATAACTACAACGATTTACTTGCGGGTGATACTGGTATACCTATCTATGCAGTAATTAACCGTGGAATTAATAAGTATTGGAACGACCACGGTAATGTTTACGGTATGCCAAAAGTTGGATTTACTGACACGATGACTTTTGCTAAGATTGCTGAAAGCTTTATGGCTTTTGAGAAATACATTGTTGGCGACATTAGAAGCATCGCAGACATTAGGGAATACAACATTAGAGGAATTGATATCGGCGGTATAGCAATCTTTCCTGACCCATATCTGCAACCATATACAGTGGGAACTCAAACTGTTGGTGATATTTACTTCATTAACTTTGACCACATTTTCTTCACTGGAGCAAGCCCAATTGAGTATTACATGCACGAGTGGTGGTCTGAAGTTGTGAACGGAAAACTTGCATTTAGTTCTCTCTGCTTGCTCACAGGGCAATTTTATACTGATAGACCGAGAGCGCATTTTGTGATTAAAGGTGTTCCATCTATGGGCATTTAATAAATGAACGGGGAGGGTAACCTCCCCGCTTAAAACTTTTTAGGAGGGTAGGCGATGCCACTTCTGTATAATCACACTTCAAAGCCGATTAGAGTGAAATTTGGTTTCGAGACTGAATGGATAGAGATACCAGCAGAGGCTGAGTTTGAGATACCTGACAATTATGCTTATGTGTTTTTTGGCTATGGGTTGGAGACGGAAGCTCAGTTGAGAGAATGTTATAACAGGTTGCGGACTTTAGGGAATGATTTGTCTTATGAGGACTTTTTGAAAATTCATGACAGCATTACTACAGCGACAGTAGTTAAGTATGGCAAGAAGAAAAATGTTGACTAATATGCCATGCCAACAGCACAGGAATATTTTCAGAGAGTTTTTGACAGGTATCCAGTAGCATGGGATGAGGGACCTTTTCTTTATAGACAGCTTAATTTTGCTCGCAATCAGGTAGCTCTTGATTGTGATGTAGTCAAAAAATTTTCAATCCCAGCTGATACTGATGTCATTACTTTGCCTCGACCTTTTCTTGCTGTAAGACGGGTTTATTATCAAAAAAAGGGCAACGAGTTCACTTATGCTCTGAAGTATAAGGCAACGGCTTTTAATCCAACTAAAAAATGGTCTGATTTTCCTACAAATTATTATTTAGTCTATCCTAACAGGATTTTTATTTTACCGACTGATTTTAAAAAGACCAGTGAGGATAAGTTTGAAATTTATTATGTGCCGAAGTGTCAAGATATGTGGAACCTTGGAGATGTTGAAGCTGATTTACCCGAGCAATTAGCAGAGCTTGTAGTTCTGCAAGTTTGCATGAGGCTTGCGGAGAATGATTTGCAGTATGCTGTGAAACAATATTTTGAGAACGAATACAAATTACAACTTCTGAAAGTCCCTAAGGCGAGTTATTTATATGGCTAAGAGTAAAAAAGTTGTAAGCATTCATGCAGATAAAAAATATAAAGGTCTTGGGGACTTATTTTATATTGAGAGCCCTATTCTTGGGCTTGCAACCAATTTAGAAGATACTAAGCGTGAGCCGTTTCATGCTTTAGAGCTTTACGCTTTGCCTGATTTGCGTTACGGTTGGATAAGTATCCCGAAAGAAACTGCTCTATCTTTGAGTTCAATTAATCACAATCAACTAAGCTCACCTGTTAATTATCTCGTTGGTTGGTCAGGTAGTAATTTGTATATTTACGATTTAGAGAGACAAAGCATCGAATACCAAATTAATTTAGATGGGGTCATTAATTCAGCTATTTTCATAAACGATGTCACAATTGCTTGTTTAGTGTCTGCAACTAATCCGTTGAGAATAATTTTCTACAAGTCAGGTGTTCAGAAAAGTTACAATAAAAATGGGACTTGTCTTGCATCTTTTAAAGGTCGTCTTTTTATTGGTGAGGGTAAGGTTTTGCATTTTACGAGTGCAAGCATTACAGACCCTAATTTTGCTGATGACCCGTTTGCTACTGCTAATGGTGGCGGGTATTTAATTCTGAATTATCCTCAGGTTTCAAAGATTTGTTATCTTTTGCCATGGGAAGACATGTTGTATATCTTTACAGATGGTGGGTTATATGTTTTGACTGTTTCTTTGGCGAGCAATTCTCCTTCAACTTTTTACATTATCGATGCGGGTATTAATTACGACTTTTCTAAAGCGAAGGTTTTGCAAACAGGAAACAGGTTAGTGATTGTTTCAAGCGTTGGCATATTTTATTTATCTGGCATGAATTTGGAGAGGATAGATTGGATAGTTGCTGACCAATTGAGTAATCTTGATTTTGTCAAATCTGGATGCGGTTATTATCAGGGGCAAGGATTTCTTTTGGTTCCTTATTTATTGCAAGACAAAACTTTGGCTTACAGTTTTGAGTATGGGCAATTTTTCTATTTGCCTTTTAAGGTGACCAATTGTGTTTTTACTCCGAGTGGCAAAACTTATGATTTTTCCCAGTCGTATCTCAGATTGCTTTTTAGCAATAACGATTTTTATTACAAATTTCAGTATATGTCAGTGCTTCATGATTATGGGCAAAATCGGTTCAAGTATATTAGAGAAGCATGGGTAAATGGGCATGGTAATTTTCAAGTAAGTTTTTTGTATGATAATTTTGGTGCTTTTCAGAGTAGATTTTATAGTGCTATTGGTCCTGATTTGTCTACTTATCGGTCGAGTTTTGGGAGGAAGGGATATAGGATTGGCATTCAGATTGTTTCTGATGATAGCGGAACATTTGCATTTGTGAACAAAATCAATTTAAGAATACATGTGCTTGGGCATGTCAATTATTTTTACTATACGGGTTAGAAAGTATGTTGTATGTGAAGATTAACAAAAAATACTATGACAAACTTGTTGACTGGATGTATGACATGGACAGAGACCATTTAAGTTTTTTGGATACTTTGCAGTCGTTATACAAGGCTTATACTGGTGCGGAGCGTTTGATGAGTTTACCTGTTTTAAGACAGTTGATTAAGCGAGAAGATTGGAATGATATAATGTTTTGGAATTATCGCATTCATTTAGATTTATATCAATTTATGGCTGATTTAGGGGCGAGGTTAACTCCACCGATAGTGGTAATACCTAAGATACTGAAGGCATCGAGCGAGGAAGATGCGATATACAAAGAGTATTTGATGCATCGGGATATTGAGCAGTTTTTACTAAGTTTAGGAGGTGGCTAATATGGGTTTATTTGGGGGTGGTAAGAAGAAGAAAAAGAAAAAGGCTAAGAGAGCGGCGCAAAGTGCTGCCGATTTAAGTGCGTATATAGCGAGGTTAAAGGCGCAGGCGCCTCATACAGCAAAAGATGAGATGATAAAGAAGCTTTTAGGAGATTTATTGCCGAAAGTAAAGGGGCAAGTCTCTGAAGAGTATACGAAAGTTTTTCAGCCAGCAGAGCAAGCGGGGACAGCGTTAGCCTCGACAGTAGCGGGATCTCCTGCGGAAGCATGGAAACAATTTTTTGCGAAGAGAAAAGAAGAGGCTGTTGAAGGGAAAATGAAAGAGTTAACACCTCAGTATATAGAGAACCTTAGTCAATTCTTAGGGGAGTTGTATAAGCCTGAGGTTGCGGTGACTTATGGTTTAGCGAAGACGGCGCCACAATGGTTAAGTAGGGAGTGGTATAAAGCGAGACCGCAAGTGGAGCAACAGTTTGCAGAGGTGCAGAAGTCCTATGCTTCTTTGGTAGAGAACATACAGAATTATTTAAAAGAGATAGGGCTTGAGGGGATAAGCGCTGAGGATATTTTAGGGCAGATATGGTCAATTAATCCAAAGCGAAAGCGAAGAATATTTTTGGTAGGAGTATAAGTGCTAAAGGCATTTTAGGGCAGATATGGATGGTGTGAAGCAGTTGCAGGATTTGATTAAGGCTTGTGTAGATTTGGGGTGGTTTTATGTTGATGATGAAATGTTTTTAGTTTGGGTTTATACTAATGAAGAGTTGAGAAAAGTGCAAACAGCAGAGGAGTTTTTAGCGAAGATGGATAGCCCGAAGGATGAAGTTTGGTTGCTTAAATGTTACGGGAAGCCAAAGTTTTCTGTGTTTAGGAGCCTTGGGCAAAAATGGAAGCAAGAAGGTATAAAGCGGATAATATGGTTTAGAAACTTAGAGGAGGTGAAAACATGGACGCTATAGGGAAGCTTTTTAAGGCTGTTTCTGGAGTTTTAGGTCCTATTAGTTCCATTATTGGAGTAGTAACTGGTATTGCTTCACTGATGAGTGCTTTTAAACCACCTAAGTTGCCTAAGTTTGAGTTTCCAAAGGAGATTTTTGACAGGCTTAATGCTCGGATACAGGCGTTAACTCCTCTTTCTGAAGAGGCAAAAAAAATAGCTACTCAAGCTTTAGAGAAGTTTAGGGCTGGGCAATTAAATGAGAGATATAAGGCTCAGCTTGATTTAATGTATGCACAGAAGAAGGCTCAAGCTAAAGCGATGCTGGCTGCGAGGGGATTAGAGGGAAGTTCTATAGAGCAAGAGATAATGAACGAGATAGACAAGTGGTATCAGCAGAATTATTATGCTTTGCTTAATCAGCAATTGCAGGATGCGTTGACTATGGCAGGTTTAAGTCAATCAGACATTAATGCTTTGATGGAAGAGCTTAAAGCTTATGGGGTAACTTGGGCAGGATTAGGGGCAGGAGCACAAGCTGCCAGTCAAATATGGACTGGAAGGATAATTGGGTTAAGTCAAGGAGGAGCAACTTTAGGAAGGAGTTTAGAAGAATTAGCAAAAGGAACAGGGACTACTTCTACAGGAATTACTCAAGGGTTAAATTTAGCTTTTCAAGATTTAGATATAGCAAGTAAGTTTAGCCAAATGTATCAGCCAACTCAATGGTTTAAGCAATATGATTTTGGAGGATAAAAATGGCTAATTCTCTTATTGATATTATACAGAGTTTAGATAAGACTTTGCAAAAAAGATTTGATGTTTTAATTCCATTTGGGGCTAAGAAGCCTACTTCAGCGCAGGCACCACAAACGCAGGAAGTGCAATCTTTTTCTGATTATCACAGCGGAACTAAGGAAATTGTGATAAATCCTATTACAGGGGCGGTAGAGGCAACTCCTAAGGTTTTTCCGCTTTATGGCGGGATAGAAATAGAGGTTGTGTCAAGGGATAAAAAGTCGTCACCGAAGACAACTTCGGCACCGAAAGCAGTTGCGCCAACAAAAAAAGCATTAACAGCAGAGACTTTAACTTCAGAAGGTATTCCTTTGTTGCCTTATACACCTAAAGGATTATTGCAAGCTCTTAAACAGGGTAAAATGACTTCAGCACAACTTCAACAAGTTTTAGTAGAAACTGCTCCTCAGGATTTATCTTTAGAAAATCTTTTGGTTCAAATTAAGAGTAAAATAGACAAACTTCCTGATGAAATCAAATCTGAATTGACACTGGCTGATAAAGAAGTAAAGCAATATTTTGATATGGTTCAAGAAAATTTAAACAAACAAATTGCATTGCAGACTAAATATGCGGATCAAGAAATTAATCTTATGCAAAAGCATTTAGATTTGATAAAAGATGTTTTTTTAGATTTGATGAAAGAAAAGCCAAAGTTAGAACCAGACAAGTGGACGCAGTTTGGCAGGCAATTAGCTATGGCTCTGGGAGCGATTACAGCATTAGCTCATCCCGAGTATGCTCCTTATTTTTACATGGCGATACCACAAGTAGTTCAGTATTGGCAGAATGAAGATGCTCAGAATTTTGAGCGTGCTATAAAAAAATTTGAGATGGCTTTGACTTTAGCAGGAACACAGATGGACTTTTATAATCAACTCATGGAGTATAATTTGAAAATTTTAGAAAAGAAAAAAGAAAAAGATTTGTTGCCTTTAGCTATGACAGGAGAATTATTGCTTACACGATATACAAAATACATGGACCTTTATACAAAAATGGCGTTAGAATATACTAAAGCGCTTAGCGATAGAGTAGGCAATTTAATTTCCCTTGCTGATTTAGTAAATAAAGAAAGACATTACAAAAGACTTGAGGAATTAAAAGAAGAAGAACTTAAACTAAGAAAAGAAGCTTTAGAAAAAAGAGACAGATATATGCAAATTATGGCTGGACTTAGGCAAAAATATTTAGACTACTTAAACAAGAAGCTTTGGTTTGAGATAGACACAAAACAGCATCCTGAAAAATACCCAGGAGTGGTTATACCTAAACTGATACCACAAGCGAAAGATTTAAAAGACGCTCTCAAATTGCTTAAATATCTTCCACCATGGGATCATTTAAAGGTGTTTGAAGAAGATGAATAGCCTTAGGGGGCAATAATGACAGAGCAAGAAAATATCAAAGCTCCTAAGCAGAAAAGCACGAAAGGGGCGATTTTTTATCCCATCAGATGGCTTGATAAGGATACTCAAATTATTTTAGAGCCTCCTAAGCAGACCACAAAAAAAGATAGCCCTCCTCCTTTAGTAATTAAGTATCCAACCACTTCAGGGGCTGTAGAAACTGTTTTAGAAGTTGCAGGTCCTCCTGAAGTAAGCGAACAGATAAAGAAAAAAAGGGAAGCAATCAAATCTTTTGCTTGGCAATTTGCAACGGACAGTATTTTTACTTTGGGAAGTTTTTTAATTCCTGAAGTTGGGCTCGTCACGCTTCCTTTTAGACTTTTGCGGATGAGAAGAGCGGCCGAAGCTATTGGGACTTTTTTAGCTAATGTCGACAAAATTAAAGCGTTTAGATATATGAAGCCATTAGCTGAAGAATTTAAGACAGCAGTATTTGTCAGTGCAGGTGAACATTTAGTCAGTCAGTTTACAGACAAAGTGAAGTCTCCTCCTTTATTTCATGTTTATCAAGATTTCTTATTAGGAAGAGCTTTTTTAGAAGCAGGTGGTAAGGGTTTAAAAGTTGGATTTAAAGCAGGTAGGATAGCATCGAAAAAGTTGATAGATTATGCTTACGGTAAGTTTCCGAAATTGCCTGAATATGTGAATAAGGCTATTAATGTATTCTTCAAGACTTTTACTGGTTTGTCATTTGAGGCGTGGAAGACTTTGAATAAGCTTAGTGGGAAATTGCAACCGCAACTATTAGAAGCGGCGATAGCACAGAAATTTTTTTCTGCTTTAGACAAGCCTGAAGTTGCTAAAGAGCTTGAGCAATATATTCCTCATTTAAGAGGTAGAATACACGAAGGAAGCAAATTTATAAGCGAAGAAAGCTTACAGGAAATACAAAAAATTATTCCAGAGTTTGATAGGAACAAGCTAAATCAGTTATCGGATGTTGTTTTATTGTATTTTTTGCGTCAAGACAATTTAACAAGTCCTGTTGTGGGTGCTTTTACAGAAAGTGTCTTGCAGGGGAGGTATAATGCTCCAGTTTTTAGAAGGGATTTTTGGGAAGAGTTAAAGGCTGATTTCAAGGAGCTTTGGGAGGAAAGTAAGCAGGCTTATGTAGAGAATGCTTGGCGAATGGTAAGAGGAGCAGTGGCGACAGCAAAAGAAGGACTGAAAATTCCTAAAAAGAAGCCAACAGAAGAGAAAACGTTAGATAAAATGGCAAGAACCTTTTTAGAGCGTCTTTATCAAGAGAACATGGCAAAATATAGAAGCGGGCGGGTTACGATTTTGCATTATTTGTTTAAACCTCTGTTTGAGTTGCATGGTCATGATCCTTTCAAGCTATTGACTGAAGGGTTGAAAGTGAATGTTGATACTAAGAAGTTAGCTCAGATGGTAAAAACTTTAAACAATTCGAGACAGCAAAGTTTTTCTATATTTTTAGAGAAGTTAGGTGAGTATGCGTATAAGTATGCAACTGACCTTTTTTTTGTTAGCAACAGGGCTTGGCAGTTGTTAAAAGGTGACCTTAGAGGATTGGAAAGGTTATGGAACAAGGAGCTGAAGAAGACAGCAGAGGAGTATTATGAGCAGTATATTCCGAGAATAGGGTTTAAGCATTATATGTTAGCTCCAACGATGAAGGAGGCGAAGTTTACTGATATTGTTGAGGCTTTAGATTTAGATAAGGTTTATTCTGAGCATATTATTGAGCACATGCAGAGATTTGCTATAACTAAGCCGTTGAGACCTCGTTTTTATCACAGTATTGAAGATGCTTTGTCGATTGGGATACCGAAAGCGATAGTTGATACTTTGAAGAAGTATCCTCATTTGATTAATGAGCCAGAGAAGTTAGCTGAAGCTGTTGCAAAGGAGTTTGGTTTTACGGGTGGGTTGACTATTCCAAAGTGGGTAGCAAACAGATTTATAATTCCGAAGTTCATGGACAATCTGTATAAGCACGTTGATGAGATTATAGCTCATCCTGAAATAGTGAAGAAGCTCGGTGATCCGACAGTAGGCAAGCAGTTGTTTACTTTGATGGATAAGAAAGTGGAAATGACTACGGGGATGCTTGATGCGTTGAAGGATTATTTTTTGGCTATAACGGGAAGGAATGCCCAAGCTTGGCAAGAAAGCAAGTTATTTACTTTTAATCGTTGGATGAAGAGATTTATATTGTTTTGGTCGCCTCTGTTTCATGCTACGGCGTTAACTCTTTCTGGGTTAGCAATTGCTGAGAAATACAAGATAAGGGCTTGGGATATTGTAGGAAGGGCTTATTTAGACAGTATGCAAGTTATGCTTAGAGGACTTAGTCATCCTGAGTTTGGTTATATGGCTAAAGAAGTTACTAAAGTGATTAACGATTTGACGAAGCAAGGCTATAAGATTAATGAGATTATTCTATCTGGATGGAATGAGGGAGAGGCTTTATGGGGGAACTATATTTTGACAGGCAGAAATATCCTTCAGGAACTGTTGCAGAAAGGAGACCTTCAAGCTTTTAAGGAGGTTGCAAAAGAATTTGAAAAGTTTGAAAAGAAGTTGAAAATAGACGAGCTTTTTCATATAGCACATGCACCAGAGCGTTGGTTATGGGCTGGGTATTATCAGGCGTTGAAGCTGAGAACTGCTTACAATTTAGTTAATGCTTATAAAAAGGGATTGATGACTGCTGAGGAATTAGTGCAAAATCTGAATACGATTAATTACATTTATGGTGGTTTGCATACTTGGTTTTATGTTGACCCGAAGAAGGCACAACTTTACAGGTTCTTCTTTTTTGCTCCTGACTGGTATTTGACGCTATTTCATAACTTCAGGACTTGGTTGTATGGTGATGCGCCTTTGGTTGCGAACTTTTTCCCATCGATTTTGCGGATGAGGTTTTATCTTTCTGTTTATGCTAATTATGCATTTAACGGGCATTCTCCTTGGGACAATTACAATTTGCAAGACCCGAAAGAGTGGGTCAGGCTATTTATGAAAGACTGGACTAAGCTTTTTGAAATTCATATACCTATTGTTGACAGCCGTGGGCATTACAGAGTGTTTACTTTGAGCCTTTTAGGTTTCGATATAGAGCCTTTAGAGATGATTGGTTTAACGCAATTTTCGAAAAATCTGTATGAGGCGTTTACTCATCCTACGATGAGTATAGAGCAAAGGTCGTTAAAAGTTACTTTAGGAACGTTAAGAGAATGGTTGGAATTCTGGTTTAGAAAAGGAAGTATGGCAGTAAGAACTTTAATCAAGATGTATGAAGCGACTAAGCCGAGGTATTCTACTATTAAAGAAGAAGGAGTTACTTTTGAAGAGGCTTTTTATGATTTAGTTCAGGGCTTTGCTCCTTTGGCGGCTTTACAGCTTATAGCGCCTGTTAGGTATCCTTACAAGGCGACACCTGAAAACAGAGAAGCTATGCTTTTTGCTACTCGGTTAAACATGTTGGGAATGAAAACTCGAGTGCATGAGACTTTGACAATGCAATTATTTGATAACAGACACAGACCGCAAATAGTTTCTGAGATTTTAACTGAGTGGTTGCGTTCATATAGGGAGATAAAGCGGGCTGAGAAAAAGTCTGGTTTAAGTTCTCCCAAGACGAAGGATGTTTATTCAAGTTTGATTGTATCTTTAAGTCATGCTTATTACAGTTACTATTTGTATCCTTGGTTGAAAAATAAAGCGCATAAAGACTTAAAAGAAATTAAAAAGGAAGCAAAGGAAATTTTGTTAATGATGAAGGAGGACATAAAGAATTCAGCTTTGCCGAGCAAGGTTAAGCGTGATTTATGGAATTCTATTCAGAGGCGATTTGAAAGTGAGTTACGTGATGCCTATAGAGCTATAGCAAAGAGAGATTTGCCTGATATAATAGAGAAGAAGATAGAGGAATATCGTATGCGTAGGGAGGTGGAATAATGCCTAAGACTTGGAAGGAGTTAGCAGAGGAGCTTAAGAGTTTAGCTGAGGTGATTTTAGAGCAAGCAAAGCGGGCGTTTAGCGAGGGGGATGTAGAAAGGGGGCTAATGTTAACGAAGGAGTTCAGAAATGCGATACGGACAGCAGGAGAACTGAATATGATAGCTCAGGGAGCAGGAGAATTAGAGGAAGAGTTTGAAGAGGAAGATATAGAGAAAGCTTTAGGTTTAGAAGATGAAGAAAGTGAAGAAATAGAAGAAGAAATTGAAGAGGAGGAGGAGGAAGATGAAGAGGAAGACTTTGATACCGATGACGATAACGAGCTTGAAGAAGAGATTACAGAGGAGGAAGATGAAGAGGAAGACTTCGACACCGATGACGATGGAGACCTTGAAGAAGAGGTTACAGTTGATGAAGTTGAGGTGGCTTCCTCTGGGGAGAAGATTATTGAGCAAAAAAGGAAAATAAACAGTCAAGTAGGCGAAAGTTTAATAACACTCGAGCAGATTTTGAGGGGGATAGCAAGGAAAAAAACTTAAAGAGGTAAAAGGATGCCTAAACAGAAGAGCGCCCCGACAGGGGCAAGTCAGGATAGTAAGCTTATTGGGTCTTTTGTGAGCATTTTAATTGGTATTTTAGCAAACATGAGAAATGTTCTTTATGTTTATACTACCACTTTGTCGGCTTATCTTTTTTATGAGGCAATGAATAAGGATGTTATTTTTACTTTACCTGTGCTGGGTTTTTTAGCTATCAGTTATTTCCCGATTTTCTATAGACGCAAAAATAATGATTAATCCTGACAAAGAGACGCTTAAGCTTATTCAGAAGTTTTATATTTTGCTTGAGAGTGCTCATCCTGCAAGGCGAAGGATTATTGCTACGAAGATACTCGAAGAGTTTATGCCGTTTGTCGTAGGAAAAGGCGGGAAAGTAGACAGTAGATACGATGCAGATGTGTTTACTCGGGCTAAGCAAGTTGGTAGTTATTTGATAAATCATTACGGCAAGGTGGGATATCTTTTGCTCGAATACTTCATTAAGTATCATGAGATATGTTGAGAGAGCTAATCAAGAAATTTTGGGCTTGGTCAAAGTATCTGAAAATCAACTCGAAAGATTACGGTCTTATTAAGTTTAGTCCTGAAAGGTGGTGGGGTTCTCAGAAGTGGTTGCTAAAGGCTATTTATACTGCTGAAGATGATCAGAGGACTTTTGTAGTTCTCAAGGCAAGACAGCTTGGTATTACTTCTCTTTGTAATGCATTAACGCTATTTTATCATCAGTTCATTCCTAATTCTAAGGGAGCTGTTTTTGTAGCGAATTACAACGACATTGATTACATCAGGAAGACTATCGTTCATGATTTTTATGACATGCTTGATGAAAAGGTTAGGGTGATGTTGACGCATAGTTCAAGGGAGGGGTTGCGTTTTGCTAATAATTCTACCATTCATTTTATTTACACTTCGAAGCGAGTTACAGGGCAGGGCAAGGCTGGGCGTGGTAGGGGTTATAATTTTCTACATGCGACTGAGGTTGCGTATTTTAACTCATGGGAGGATTTGAATGCGATACAAGCTTCTCTTTCTGATGTGCATCCTTATCGGCTCTACATTTATGAGAGCACTGCTAATGGATATAACGAGTTTTATGACCTCTATGAGATAGCGAAGACTTCGCCAGCAATGAAAGCTGTTTTTATTGGTTGGTGGACTAAGGAAACTTATCGATTGAAGCCTGAGAGCAACATTTACAAGCATTATTCTTATCCGCCGAATAAAGAGGAGAAAGAATGGATTAAGGCTGTTAAGCAATTATACGGTTATGAGATAACGATGGAGCAGTTGGCGTGGTGGCGTTATCAGATGTGGGATAGGTATCGTGGACATAAGATGTATGCTTTGCAAGAGTTACCATTTTTTGAAGACCAAGCATTCCAGCTATCTGGAGACAGATTTTTTGATGCTGTTATTTTGAAACAGTATGAAGATGAGATTAAAAAAGAGCTTGCTAACGGAGCTATTAGAGAAAAGCACTATAGGCTTACTTATGATGGGGAAAGGTTTGTATTTGAGGAGACTGGTTCAGACAAGGCGAATTTAACTATTTGGGAGTTTCCTTCAGCTCATTGTGTTTATGTTTTAGGGGCTGATCCGACGATGGGAGCTAACCCTGACAGTGACAACGCTGTAATTTCTATTTGGCGATGCGAAGAGGACAAAATAATTCAAGTTGCTGAGTTTGTGGATAATCAGGTGCCTCCTCAGATTTTTGCTCGGTATATTTTGCTTTTAGGTGGGCTTTACAATGGGGCTTATGTAAATTTGGAAGTAACGGGACCTGGGCAAACAACTTTGAAGGAGTTTGATTATTTGCGTTCGCAAGGATGGGTGCCTGAAGTTGTAATGGATGAAGTCACGAAAGAAGTTCTACAAAACAACATCAAATACATACGAGATTATCTTTATTACAGAGCAGATAGCTTCAGGCGGAGCTTTTTGAGGCATTGGAAGACAACTCCTGATTTGAAGGTTGATTTAATGCAGATGTTTAAAGGATGTGTGCATGAAAAAAAGACGGTGATAAGGTCGAGGGCTTTATTGAAGGAGATGGCTAAGGTTGTGAAGGATGGCTCAGTGATAGAGGCTGAGAGCGGGTTCCATGATGATAGAGTTATTGCTGGGGCTTTAGCGGTTGAATATTGGATAAGATACTTAAGAGGCAAGGTGCATTCATTGAAGCGGAGCTTTTCTTTAGGTCAGAAAGTTCTCAGAATTGGCAACGTGACTATTCCGCTTCACTAAATTAGGATGGTTTTAGTTTTTTTGTTTTTCAGTTCTTGTTCTTTTTTGGCTTGCTCGTAGCGATACAAAAAGTAATTATCAACGATGTTTTCTTCTTCTACTTCGAAGTGAGAAAGGAGTTCATTGAAGGTCATTTTTTCTCCTCGGAGGATGCCTTTGCTTTTTAAGCGTTCGAAAGCTTTTTCAAGGCAATTTTTTGTGAAGTAGCGTTTAACTCCTCTGATACAGAGCGCATCGGTTAAAGTAAGGAGAGCGATAGGCAAAGGATTTCGTAGGAAAATGGGATGGATTAAGCCATAAAGAGTAGCCCACATTTTAGCCATTTCCTTGGGGAATTTTAGGAGAAAGTAAAGATAAAGCACTCTTACTTCGCAAGCGAGGTCCTGAAGGTCAGAAGGGATAAACATTTTGGCGTATTTGCGTTTAAGATTTTTGAAAAAGGCAGCTTCAGCCTTCAGGACCTCTTTTAAATCTTTGAAGTCAACAAGGTTGATATTGAATTCTTGCATTATAGTTTGCCAGATTTCTTCAAAGGTCTTCTTGTTTTCTACATGCTTGATAAACATTAAGGTCATCGTTGTATAGATAACATCATGGAAGGTATGCAAAAAGCGATTGCCTATTTTATGTTGCTTGCTCATCTTACAAAGCTTCTATCGTTATTCTGCATCTTGGGGCTTTGACAGCGTATTGCTGTTTGATTTCTTTAGGCACTTGATACTCAGTTTGCCAATAAAGCTTCTGCTTGATGACAAACCTATCAACAACATAAAACTTCTCTGTTTCATTTCTGCTGAGCATTTCTGCTTGCATATCTTTTGGAATAGTGAAGGCTTCTTTAATTTTCTCAGTTAACTCCTCGTATCTTTTAGCATATTCCTCAAGTTCGGCTCTTTCTTTCAATATCATGAGGAGCTCGTTATCTTCACGGAAAATGATTTTCTCTGCTCCTTGCATCTCAGTTAGGCACATATGCTTATAGGGGCACATCAGACAAATAGACAAATCATCAGGTTTGGTTTTCCATAACGGTTCAGGGTAGGTTCGTTTTTCTACATGCTCGTTAATTCTCTTTGCTTTTTCTAAAATTTCCAGAGCTCGATCCTCATCTAAGGACATATGAATTTCCTTCCAAGAGCCATCGAAACCTCTCAAAATAAAAATCCCGCCTTCTATTTTTTCTCCTTGCTCTCTCATCATGTAAAGATACAGATTAAGTTGATGGTAGTAGCCTCTAAAGTAAAATTTGTCTGCCTCTAAAAAGTCCTCAGCTTTATTGAATTTCCGAAGGTTCCAGCTTTCCATTGATTTAATTTCGATGGCATAAACTTTCCCGTTAGTCAGGATTTTCCCGTCTATTTTCCCGCTAATCTGATAATCTCGCAAAAAATAAGGGACTTGCTGATGGATAACCTCGAAGCCCGCTTGAAGTAAATCGATAATTGTTTGCCTCTCGATGAGTTTCCCCATTTCCATTTTCATTAAGACTGAGGTAGGAAGCGGTGCCTTCTGATCCCAATGCAACCGCTCGAAAACTAAATACCTTAGGCAAGGATGCCCTAAAGAAGAGCATCTGTTACTATTAACGGGGAATTGGACTGGTTGATACTTTTCTTTAATTTTTTCTACTATCATTTTTGCCCTCCTTTTTGATGTTTTTTAGCTCTTTTTTCTTTTTCCGCCTATTCTAATTGTCCCCGTTTGTTCCTCAAAAATCTTCCTGAGTTGTATTTTTTCTTCCTCAGTCACATCAGTATAGTCGAGATAAAATCCAGACCTAAACCAAAACCTAACATCAGCTTCATTAGGATGTTTCTTTTTATTGCCAAAAGTCACGGCAACGATGTCTTCTTGTCTGAGAATATCTTCGTCTTCACCGATAACTATGAATGCCATTTCATCACCTCCTCTTTTGTTTTTTTATCAATTTTTTCTGTTGTTAGCATCTTCATTTCTAACTCTTCTATTTGCTTGTCAAGCTCCATTAAATACATTGACCTTGCGTAGTAAAAAAGTTTAACATAATGTTTTGCTTTTTCAAACATTCCAGCACTGATATAATTACACGCTATATAAGCATAGGAGTTCATCACAGTTTCTAATCTCTGCAAAAGAGACCCTGTTGCTCGGCGTAAGTCTCGAACCACTATGTCTTTTATCGGTTTATCCATTTTTTACCTCCTTAGATTTGAACTCAACTTGCTGTTCTATCTTGCCTACCATTTTCATGACATCTTGAATATTAAGTCCTCGTAATCCTAACAAAGTAGAAACTCCTCTTGCAATCAAATTAGACCGTGCGGATTTGATAACATCTGAGAGCCTGATTTGATGCGGGGGAATGTCTTGTCCCTTAGCTCTACTGAAGAAAGGATCTCTGGAAGAGCGGATGCCGATTTCCTCGATGGTTTTATCTCCCCAAGTGAAGGTGCCCCGAAAGATTACTGTGAAGTGTCCATCTTGGTCGTATTTAATCTCAGGCTCACCTATTTTGTAGGAAATGTTGAATAGGAGCATTAGTCGTTCAGCGCCGTAAGCTGAAAGATAGGCTCGACCACCAAAGTTAACCCAATCATACGGTTTCGTTAGCTTCAGGATGAGCATTCTCTGTTTAGCGAGTGCTTCGAGCCGTTTCTCAGCCTTCTCCACTTCCTCAACGAAGTAATCCTTCTCCTCGACAACCGAGGGCAATCCAGAGAAAGCTTCTGCGACAGGATCTCCGTTGGTGATAATTTGAGTGTCTACTACCTCCTGAGCATGCCCATTTTGGGCTGTTTCTTGTTGCTTGTTGAAAAGCTCACTCATGGCTCCACCTCCCTTTTTTTGTTTTTGCCTTTGCTTAAAATATAACTTAACTTTTTCATTTTGTCAAGACCCCTTAAAAAGGTATGCCATCATCAGGCGTCGGAATGTTAATCTGTTTGGAGTTCCACTCTTCTTCCTCCTCTTCCTCGGGTATCGTTATCATTTGAGACAAAGGATTAGGTCTCCCTGTGCTCCTTTGTATCGCTCCTGCAAGCTCTTCAGCTATGTTCTCAGATATTTTCTTTAAGTCAAACTCATAAACGGATACCGTCATCTCCGTCCCTGCGTATTTAATCTTTTTCGCTTTGGTATATCTCTTAACTGCCCCTGTCGCATCAGTCGTATAAAATACAGATATCACTCCCGCCTCTTCAAAAAGCTTTAAAATAGTCCTCAAATCAAGCTTTACAAAATCCCTAAAATATTCTAAACACTCCCGTGTTATATAAGCTTTCTCGGCTATCGGATCTATCTCCCCAAATACTAAATTCCTCGGAATTTGTTGATCAAGCGAATTCCTGATGACAAAATGCGGAGCTCTTGAAAGCAAAAACTCAGTAAACATAGACAAAAATCTCTCGATGCTCAAATCAAGCTTCTCTAACTGAAAAGATAACAACGCACAAAGATTTCTCTCAAGCATCCTTATCTCTTGCTGTGAAAGATTGTAAAACTTTTTCAGAAAATTAAAGCTCTTTTCTATCAACGGCGTAAAAGTAAAAATTTGAAAATGCTCAGGCAATTCTATCTCAATCTCAACTTCACCTTCTTGCTCAAGAAACTTAATATAGTCAAATGCACAACCACAAGCAATCCTCATCATCTTATGCAAATCCTGAGGTCCTACTTTTTCTGTATAGTTACCCCAATGGTCAACAGGAACCACAACATATCTTCTTTCAGCTCCTCTCCTTTCAAATTGAGGGTCTACTTCACCCGTTATGAAAACGACAGATTTAAGCAAAGTGATATCTACTGATAAGTCTTTTGTGCCTCTTAACTTTCCTACTCCTCCCGCAATTTTGAAAACACGCTCTTGAAGTTTGCTGTCTGATATTAGAGCTGTCTCATCAAAAAGAACGGGCAAATTGTGAAACCGTCTCATATAAAGCTCAAATCCTGTCTCAGTCGCATTCAAAGTCATCGGAACATTCACATTGTAAAAAAGGCTCATTACAAACTGTGAAGTCGTTGTCTTCCCCACCCCACGGGGTCCCACATCAAAAACAGTAAAACCTGAAAGATTGTCTTCAATAAATAAACTTGCTACCCCTAACACTATTTTTACTCCAAGCCATCGCCCTTCAACTAATAACTCTCTGACTAATTCATGCTGTTTTGAAGCGTTAACATATTTGAAATGCTCAACTTCTTTTGGGTCAAGGTCGCAGTATAATCCATGCTCAATCAAGGCGCTCTGATTTAGCGGATGTATAAACAAACGTTTGCTCCCTGTTTTATACCAGCCAATATCCGATAAAAACAGTTTTTCTTGGTGATTGCGAATTAAAGCATCAAGTAGAAACTTGAGATTAGCTGTATCTAAAATGGGTCGCCCAAGAAAATTCTGCAACTCAACTGTATCAAGACCAATCCTTCCTACTCGCCTTGTCTCGCAATTGTATACAACATAAACAGGCTCGTTAGTATTAGGCTTAAATCCTCTATCTTTTAGCAAAAATCCAGCGCAAACAGGCTTTAACTTTTTAGGCTTTTTGTCTTCTTTATCTTTCTCGCTATCAACCAGCATATACCAGTCATTCTCAATCAAAGCGAATACTTTAGTCCCATGCTTAATGATTTCCTGAGCTCTGCCGAGGTCATCCTCAGTATAAACTGGAACCCCTGGGATTTTGGGCTTAGAAAGTCTACCTAAAATAAATGAGGCAGTCCGTGCGTCTTCTTCATTGAAAACTTGCTGAGTAAGAATACTGATGCCTGCTACTTCTTCTATTGACTTCTTGTAAGTCTCTTCTATTGCTGATAAGCGTTGTTTGTAGCTATCATCATCGCTTAAATCTTCATATAATTCTTTTTTCAAAATGTCTTCTACTACTTCACGAGGCAAGAATAACTTTCTTGCTATTCCTGCTAAACCGAGCCAAATTGTCTGTCTCAATCCTTCTACATAGTATTTTTTGCAAAGCTCAACTATTTGTAAAAACTTGGATACTTTTGTCTCATCACCTACTTTCGGTGCGAATACTTGAACATTAGCTTGAACTCTCTCTGTTTCGTATTCTTTGCCAGCTCGCTTGTATGCTTTGATAAGAAGCTTTTTATATGCTTCGAAGTCAAGTAAGGCAATGTTTAACTCGTGTTTAAAAACATCGTAGCCATCGATGAAAACATATTTGTGAATGCCACCGTTAACTCTAACTTCCGAAGGGGGTGCTACTGCATATCTGCGACCGAATAGGAATTCGATTTTGAAAACTTCATCTGGGTCATTAAGCTTAATTGAGCGTTTTTCAAAATCTTCAGGGACATTATAAAGTCCATACCAATAATGATGCCCCCTTCGGGTTTTAACTGTGACTGTCGGGATAAATTCTTCCTGAGCTTCGAACCAAGTAATAGCCTCGGGGCTATCGCAGTCGATAATCAGCAAATTATTAAATCCCGAGACTATGCCAATATTGCCTTGATGCTTCTCCCAGTAATATTCGACTTGTCCTGTATCGTAAACCTTCTCTAAATCGAACCCTTTAATAGGGACTTTAGAGTGCTGAGCGAGAGGGATTACAACGAGACCATATTTACGATACAGACGCAAAAACTTTTTTAATTCGCTCATTTTTTGCTTCGTAAGTTTAGATTATTGACAGAGAACCACTTCTTTTCTTAAATTCTCCAGTGCTTCCTTCAGTTTAGCAAACTCCTCATCTGGGACTTCTTCTCCTCGGATATAAGTAATAGGTCCCTGAGGGAGCCAGAAAATCACTCTTTCTTTGTCCTCATCGTTTGTATCGAATTCTATGATAGGGACGATGCAAAGATTAATGTAGGCATTGCCAAGCTTAATAATCATGGTTTCCACCTCCTGCATAAATTTTAGCATAGTTTACCAATTCATCACGGCACATGTCCATTTCTTACCCTTCCGCATCTTTACCAGTTCGATACTTAACGTCACACCTCCTCTACGTCACCTCTGCAAACCTCACCATATCTATACTGCTCACTACTTCACCTTCATTTCCTCTACTATTCAGCTCAACTCTACACAAGACCTTTTCTCCTCTACACCTTACCGCAACCGCACTTAACCCAGACGCTTCTTCACGACACTCTACCTTTACTTCAATTCCATACAATTCACGACCATCAAACCCTACCTTATCAACTCTACTCAAAACAATACCTCCACAATCTCGTATCGAAACTTTTCATTACCCCTACCGCACGACTTATCACTATACTAGCCCCCTTTTTACTTGACTTAACGTCTCCTTCCATCAATTCCATTCCAAAATACTCAGCTCCTCACCCTGTCGAGACACCACCTTACTTGACAACTCAGTTCCACTTCTCATCACCATCTTGCCTCACATTACCAACTCCTACTTTACTGCTCTTTGCTCCACAAAACCCAACTCACAACCCCTCTTTACTTTATCATATCTTCTCCCTTCGTCTCCACCTCTTTTCTTGACAATTCAGCTTCCGATTTTACTTTCTCACAATAGTTAGCTTCTTCACTTTCTTAGCTTCCCCTAATACATTAAACTCCTTTACCACATACCGTCCATACCTCGCAGTCCGCCACCCAGAATGACCCCATTGGACGCCATATTCTAAAATTTTGCGGATGTGGTCTGAAGTAGGAATTTTGTCTTTTTTTTCAATATCCCAAATGACCACACGAAATTTTAACTCAGCTGGCGGATTAATCACTTCTGAGCTCGATATCGTAACTATCCTCTGACTTCCAACCCACGACGTAAGAGGTCTCGATAAGACACTGTCTGGTTGCTTAATCGGCTTACCATTACGAAGGATAGGTATCAAATCAGCCTCTGGACTTATCTTCTCTATATCCCACCCATACGGAAAAATATCAACAAACCTCGATATAGCATTCCGCAACCAAGTCTCAGACATTCTGTATTGGACAACTTCTTTCAGATGTCCTTTGACTTGGTGGTGGCTCCAGCAAAGAGCCCCTTCCTTATTTCGAAGAAATACCTTGATCTTTTTATTCTCGAATTCCTCATCCTCGTTACTTGACATCGCCGTTAACTCCTGCTGAAGCCTCTCAAGCCTCATTTCCAAAGTTTGCCTCTCCTCTTCGCTTTTTACCTTCGTTAGCTTCTTTTCGATTTTTTCGATTTCTTTTTTGATACGATCTTCAAAATAAGCCATTCCGATATCGTCAACGGGATTAATCCCTAAAATGGGAGTAATATATTCAATTGATACATCGATTATTGTTGGCATGTCTGCACCTCCTCTTTTGATTTTTTAACAGATTGAAAGGGGGCAGTAGCCCCCCTGTTTTTCCTATTAGCTCACTCTGCTTAAGACCAGATCAAAGTCAAGCTCTCTGAGCTCCTCCTCAGAGAGCACCTTGCCCTCAGGTAATCTTGTTCTGAGGACAAAATGGATGGCACTGTCGCCCTCTTTCATTTTTACGGCAATTCTGTTGAAGGGTATCTCTACCCCAAGAAGCTCCGTGAGCACTTTGGCTGTCGCCTCGTGCCCAACGGCTGATGTGAAAGGCATCTCTCGGATAATCCTCCGAGCCGTCTCAAGGTCAATCTTCCACAGGGATACCACATACCCCTGCTTATTCTGAAAATCAACTGGGACGATAAGAGAATTGAGAATGTAAAGCATAGCCCCACCTCCTTTTTGTTGTTTTTTTTGCTGAATTAACTCCCAAATGCCTTCCTTTAAAAGGTCTGACTTCGTCCGCCCGAACATTCGGGCAATTTTGCAAAGCTTCCGATATAGAATAGGGTCCACATTAGACCCTATTCTTCCTTCTGCTGTTTTTTCCTTCCCCATAGCTTTCTCCTAAGTATTTCTTGCAAAGATGAATTATCGCTCTGTTGAGCAATTCTGTATATGTGAGCCCCTCTTCTTTGCAATACTCATTTATCCGATCCAAAAACCAGTTCGACACTCTGAAAATGACCACTGGCGCTGGCATACTTCCTCCTCTCAAGCCCCTGGGGGGATTTGAACCCCCAACCCTGGGATTAGAAGTCCCATGCTCTATCCTGTTGAGCTACAGGGGCTCTCTCAAAAAAATCTAACGCCTAAATAATCTTTTCAAAGCCTTTGAGATTTTTTTCACAATCCCTTGACGCTCAAACTCCTCCCTCTTGAGAAAAACCCACTTTCCATCTTTCCAGAGCGTCAGATACTTCGGTGCCTGAATTTCTCTCTTCATCGCCCCACCTCCTCGCTTTTTTAAATTATAACTTAACTTTTCCTTTTTGTCAAGAGGGGGACTTAAAATCCCCCTCAAACCTTACTAATGCAGAACTCTGCTAACTTGGCTCATCAGCGCCTCCGTAGTCTGCAATAGCGGAAAAACAAAATCTGCATTCTCTTCAAATAAGAATATATACACTGCCCTTTTTATCACCTCCTCCCCACTTACTTTACTCAACATCTCCATGTATTCAATAAACTGCTCCTCGAACCGCTTGACTACCTCACTCATCTTTGCCCTTTGGATATCTTCCGACAATAACCCGCACAAAATCAAATACCACATATTCGAAGAATGCTTCACCTGAACAAAATGCATTATGGTCAAACGTATCAGCAACGCTAAAAATTCCTCATCGGTCATCTCACCATCCTTGCTCTTAAGATACTCCACTGCCCCCAACAGACACGCTTTCTCAAATGTCTTTGCTTCATGATTAAACTCAAACTTCCTCAAAGCTTCCAGAATTTTCCTCCCGTCGATTTGCTCATACCTGTCAATAATCTGAGATAAACCCTCGTTACTCCTCTCAACCATAGCTACACCTCCTCCTTTTTTATAATTTTTACTTCATAGCTTACTTTGACTAAAATCTCGAAATCTTGAAATTCATCATCTTCAACTTTTATCACTCTCCACCCGACAAAATGCTCACAAACTTTCTCTTCGTCTTCGTCTATCTCAAACCATTCATTACAAGCAACGCAATAATAATATATGCGATTTCTAATAAGCAAGCCCTTTACTTCCATGACTATTCCCCCTCTTGATTTTCTTCAAATCCTGCTTTATACTGTTTGACAGCACCTCCTCCCTCAACGCATAGTTTCACCTCCTCTCCCAATTTCTTACCACCGCTCCACCTCCCGCCCCCGCAAAGGGGGCGTAAATACATTTTTACAACACAATCTTTTCTCTAAGCAAATCTTCATATTTTTTTAAAACTTCATCAACTTTTTTATAAGCTTCTTTCCCATAATAACCTTTGTTATACTTCAAAATAAAATTCCTTGCTTCACAAGAAATCTTATACCACCAGACTTTGTAATTTAGACCCAAGTCTTCATACTCCTTTTTAACATCAATTGGATAAATTTTATGTGCCCCTACTTCTTTTCTCAAAAACATAAAAAAGTCCTCTAATGTGAATAACTTGCTGTCAAAATAAATCGTGAGTTTGTGACCCAATTTTTCTGCTGTCTTTATCGCTTTCAAATACTCTTTCAGCTTTTTCTCTTTTATCTCAACAATGTTATCAAAAAGAACTTCCTCTTCCTCATATCCTGAATAAGCATACTCAGCCTTTTGAATTACTTGCCCCACAAAATCTTTATAAATTTTGATTTCATAAATTGCGACTTTTGCTCCTCCAACTCCCTCAAATCCTACTCCGTTTTTGCAAATTTCTTTGACTTTTTCAATTTTATAATTGCCCTCTAACTTCTTAACTTTAATACTATACCAAATTCTCTCGCTTGTCGCCCATGACCAGTCATAACCTTCTTTTGCTTCGATAATAACTACTGCTCTTTTTCTCATGACGCGCACCTCCTCCTCTGTTTTTTTCTTCCTTCAAAAACAATACTCAATTTCTTCATTACCAACTCCCTTATTCTGTCTTCGCCCCACTTCTCCCAGAGCCTGCGACCCTCCTCTGTGAATAGCAACTCAAAAAGCTTCCCCTCTTCGATAGCCCGCTCCACTATCTTTTCAATACACGCCTCAGGAAACAACCTGAAACTCACTGGCATAGCCCCACCTCCCTTTTTTGATTTTTTAAAATATCTCCACTGCTGACTTTGTGTCGTTCACTATAACATAAAAAGTCGGATAGTTTCTCTCCCTCACCTGATCAAACATGTCCGCAAATGCCCATAACAACCGAGCAACTTTATATCTGCTCAATAGCCAACGAAATCTTCGATTTCTTTTCAAACTATCAAGCACAGCCTTTTTTTGCCAATTAATAATCAAATCTGGCGTATCATAAATACCAAATACAATCACACGAGCCCACGGAGCATCAATCGGACCACAAATAAAATACTCATTGCACCCAGACCTTTTTAGCTCGATCCCTCCAATTTGGATTTCAAAAGTATACTCGGGATCCCAACAATGAGGACAATCCGTGGGCAACCTTAATAACTCTCTCCACTCTTTCTCTGAAAAAGCAACTGCTGTGCGTGGCTCTAATCTCATCATAGCTCCACCTCCTTCGTTTATGTTTTTTAAATTTTTGCAATAAAAAACTGCACATAATATATCAACCCCTGCCCCGTTAGGGACAGGGACACTTTCCGCTTATTCAAGAGGGAATACTTCGTATTTGTTTTCTACCAGTTTCCAACCGTCCCACTTTTTGTAATAAACGTATTTTTCCGCTTTCACTTTCCGACCTCTCACTCTCTTTTCGTAATGAGAAATAACTTCGACTTCCGCTGAAATCAACGGAATAAAGACTACATAAGTGACATTTTCTTCATATGTAGAATAAGATACTCGGTAAATCTCGGGAACACTTTTTCTTCTGTATTCTTGATACAGAAACACCCTACCCTCAATCACTCGCAATTCCTCATCTGTGTAAGTCTCAAATTCAGTAGATGTGTTGTCATAATATGTGGAAAAACGAGAGTTTTTGTAAACTTGGAAATATGGAACTTTCAGAGCATATAAGAAATGAAGTAATGCAAGATTGACATTGTCTGCGAAATCGCTTAATCTTTCGATTGCTTTTTTAGATATTTCGATTTCTTGATCATTGTCAATTCGTTTCAGATAAAATTTGTCATCTCTTACAACTATCTCCAATCTGTTGTCTAAGCTCTCTTTTACTATTGCATTAATAAACTCCAAATTGAATTTCTCCATAGCGCACCTCCTGTTTTTGTTTTTTTCGTTTTTCTTTTTCTTCGTTTTGCACTTTTAATTTTTTTCATTTCATTTTTTCGTTTTTTCGTCCGCTTAGCGCTTTAGCACGGATCTCTACACTGCATCACTGCTCCACCTCCTCCCTCAACCCCTGCGCCTTCTACGGCACAGGGGCAGTAAATTATTCTGGATAAGGCTCACTCTGCATAAGTCGCTCTGCTTCATCTATTATCTCAAAAATTCCTGCTGTGTTTTCTTCAGATAACTCTCTCATTTTTGCAATACAATACTCATCGAGTTTGCTCGATGGATATCTTTCTGCATATCGAAAAATCTTCTTTGTTGTCTCTGCGTCTATCTCCAATACTCTCCTTGCTCTCTGAAGCAATCGGTTATTTGGATATATCCAGAAGGGTAATACCACAAGCACCGCTCTTTCAATTGGATCATTTGGGAAAATCCTCAACCGTGGATGTTTACTCCGCAATGCGTATAATCCATCCTCCACTAAAACCACTGCCCGATTGTCCTCTGGGCAGTGGAGAAGATAGGTAAACGGATAATCATACAACTCATATAACACACACTCTGTCTTTACAGCCATGGCTCCACCTCCCTCAGTTTTTTCTTTAAGCACCTGGGATGCTCCGTATCTGGAGCATCCTCAATCTCCCAACACCAATATCCCACGACCCTGTCCCAATCGAGCGCCCCACAATTCCAGCACTCGACTGGGCATGTATCCTTAGTCTCTTCCTCCTCTGGCTCATACCACCAGAGGTAACTTTCTCTTTTGCTACTCTTAACTTTGCTCTTTTTCCCCCTTCCCCAACTCCAATAATGCGAATGCCAGAATGAGAATTCAGGTAACTCATACCGCTTGTCCCCAAGCTCACTGATAAGCTTGGGGACTGTTTCGATTGTATACTGCAACGATGAAATGTGAATATATTCCGCTGAGCGCTGGTGCTCATTGTAAAACCCAGCACTCAAATTCACTGAGGCTACTTGAAAATGACGCCCAAGGATACTGATATCACTAAAAGTCCCTTGAGCAATCTGAAAATACTTCTCAACTACGCTGACAAATTCAGGCATATCTACTTCCTCACAGTTGTAAAACACCGCTTGTCGCTCTCCTCTCCTATCAATCTCTATGAAGTATGGGACACTGGCTAACCTCGGCTCTTCACACGCCTCCCATGCCCCAATGCCCCCTCTCTCTTCTTGGTCAGTAAATAATGCATTCACTTTTAACACCTCGAATAACCTCATTACCGCATATACTCCACATCTATCATCCCCCGCAATGCCATGTGGAGACCATATATACTCCTCATTGTAGAGGATGGGACGCTTGTCCCATCCCTTCTCTTCATATACATGGTCAATATGGGCTACCAGACAAGGTAGCCCCTCGCCCCTATGCCACAATACATAATGCTTTCCACATACGGCATAGGGGCGATTTTTCAACTCTGCAAAAAGCTTCTTTGTTGGTAATCTCAAAATTTGCAACAATTCTTCAATATCAACTTGCATTACTCTACCTCCCTCGTTTTTTTTTATTCCATTGATAGTATCTCTCTTAAAACTCTCTCCCCTGGATCTATCGAATATGTAAACAATGAGGGATGCTCCCTATTCTCAAATGCCTCATCAAAAGCATCTCTCCTCCGCTTACAATAACAATCTAAACACTCTTCAAGACGCACCATATCTCTCACTCTCTCACTGTTGCGGAAGTCCATGACTGTATAATGCAACTCTCTCCCGCATTGATGGCATTGATAACTATACAAATATTTTTCTGCACACCTGCTACATATATGCACATCCGATAACCAATGACCTCTGTTTATCGTATACTCCTGAATGTTGCACTCTTCATCATCGAAGTAATAATATTGCCCGCATATTTCACATATTGCACCAATTTTACTGGCACAATTCTCGCATAGCCACCTCCCATCAGGAGTGACTATGCTATAATCCCTGTGATGAGGCTCCTCGCACTCATCACAATAAAACCAATTTTCATCGAAACATCTATCGCAAATATAGCCCACCCCCTCAATATAATGAGCATCACTGGGGTGAATTACCTCTCCACAATCATGACAATAAACCATATCATCAAGTTGATAACTGCAATTGCGACATACTATTAAACCATTCACTCTTTCCCCCACTGTAGAATAGTAAATTGGCTCATCGTATTTTCGCAATTCGTATATTTCGACTTCCTCAAAACACCATAGGCACTTTGACTTCAATTGCCCCATGGCATCTAATACATGAGCCGAACTCTCCCACTGCGACGGCTCGTATATTACGATACCGTCGCCATTCAGATATATCGGCAACGGGGCACTCTTCCCCGTTGCAAACTTGACATTCTCGGAAAGATCAAATAGACGCCTTATCAACCGAACGATCGGCTTACTGAACCGATCGTCCTTAATTTCAAATTTCAAACTATAAAAATTTGTTGCATAGATGGCGCCGGGTATAGAATACACCCAGCACCTCCCATATCCTACCCTCGAGCCACTCTGGTAGTGAAACACTACCAGCTTGGCTCTATCATATTTTTTGTCTTCCTCTATGAGCCAAAGGGCATTTCCCTCGTTGCACCCTCCGTATCTGAAACATGAGTTGGTATCCCCTAAGTCACTGGGGATATCATACTTACTCCTTTCCCTAAATGCCTCCGCTGGATATAATCCAGCGGAGAGAATAGCTTCTTCTCCATAATGCCTTCTAACTTCGTTTAAAATCCTCGATAAAGCATCATTTGATAACGAGATACTGTGTGATTTGCATATCTGCTTTATGACTTTCTTGAATAAATTCTGCACTGGCTCGTTTTTCTTATTACGATAAAACTTCAAGTCCCACTGCCTCTCTTCCGCCTCTTTCGCTATCAACTCATAAAATTCCCCTGGCGTAATCAATATCTGCGTCTCTTTGTGCAATTTGTCCCATACTGCATCTGTCAGCTCCCGCACTGTCCCGAGCATTAATTCTGCTCTTAATTCCTCAACCTCAACTCTTAAAGCTTTTGCGAAAAGCTCATTCCTCATAGCCACACCTCCTCCTTTTTATTTTTTTTGCTCTTTTTTGCCAAAATAAAAAAAGGGCTCAGATGAGCATAAAGCCCACCTGAGCCCTCTCTCTTTCTATTTTTCTCTCTTTCACTCTTTATACTTTCCATTTTCTGCTCTTTCCCCCTCTTTTCTTCTTCTTCTTCTGCACTCTATTTTAGCTAAGCAAGCTTGAAAAGTCAAGTCCAGTTTTAGCTTGTTTTAGCTTGTTTTAGCTTGTTTTTTGTTTTTTAAGCTTGTTTTTTTTGAATTTTTTGTAAGTTTTCTCGAGCTTGTGAAAAAATTCACAAGCAAGGGAAACTTAAAAAACACTCCCCCACCCCACCACCCAACCACTACCACCACTACCCCCCGAAAAACACCCACCCACCCCCCCCCCCAACCCCCACACCAAAACCG